AAGCGGGGAAAGAATTGCAATAAGGCGCGACTCGATTGCGCTGAAGATTGTGTTTCTTCCGTCAATCGTGCTGAAGACAAGGTCCTCAAGGCTTCTGCCGGCTTCAATGACAACGTGGTTCACGGTATCTTGTGCTGTGATGTATCTAAAGTTCTCATCATCAGACGAGAGTGAACGTGCGCCATAGATTCGAACAGAGTTCTGAATGATTCTGATTGCATTGACGCTGGAGTCATCGAGTGAATCTCCGTTTGCCTTGTCAATGTCGGTCTTTACACCAGTAACAAAACGTGATGCTGAGAGCAAGCCTGCAGCTGGAACATGAGAACCAGTCTGGTTGTGGGCGGTTGCTCTTTTTGCTGCGACATAACCAACTGGCGGAATGAATCGGCTTACACCATTCACTGTCGTTGGAACTTCAATCCATGGAAAGTACAACGCTGCATGTTCTGCATTGTCTCCGCCTTGAAGCGCAATTGCTGTAGATTTTACCGCAGCAATAGTTGCTCCCTCTACGTCATGAAGGATTGCAATTCTGCTGTTTGTGTTCGCATGCGCGATTAATGCATCGTGCATGGTTGAGTTGGAAATTTCAGGGCAAGTAACAGCTCCAGAACCAAGAGCGCCATTGAACAAGTCAAGTGAGTCAACGTAGTCTCCAACAACAACCGATGAACCAGCAACTCCTGTTGAGAGCGCTGTTGCGGCGATTGCCATAGGAAGAGTTGTTGCTCCGTCTGTTGCTGTCGCGGTCACATACTGAGTTGCTACTGCGCTAAGGTTGATTCTACCTGCTGCTTGCGCTGCTGAGGTAACTGTTCCTGTTGAGTAAACAAGAGCATTGTCGTAGTACAGGTTGACTTTGAATGACGTTCCGGCAATTACTTCAACTACCTCAACATCTACATCGGCGCTCCATGCGCCAGGTCCGTTTGCGTCAATCGTCAAAACGCCTGCAGCCGAGGAGTTGTCAAGTTCTAGTGTTCCAGATGTTGCCGAAGCACCTATTGTGCGAGCGATGTAGCACTGTGTGCCACCTTCTTCAAAGAATGTTTCAACCGTTGGGTGTAGGTATGAGCCTGAAAGGTAACCGCCAAACGTGGCTTCGAAGTCTGCAATGCTTTCGACAAGCACTGCTTCGTCTACAGGTCCGCGCGCTGCCTTGCCGACCACGAACAGCTGCGAAGATTCGCGAACCGTTGTTGCTGATGGACCTGTTCTTACTGCTGTCGAAATGACTACACCGGGCATTGGACACTCCTGTTGCTCGTTTTAGGATTTTGAATCCCGCCTATTGGTTTCAATTGTACAGATGCTGGACCTTTATCTAATGCAACTGTTAAAAAGATTTGAATTAAACGGTTTTATGTTTTAAACCTTTTTTATTGTACTTCACGCAGGCTCAAATGTCGGTAGCTCTTTTATTTCACTCGTATCTGGGTCTATTTGGACTCCAGTCTGGGTTACTTCTAGCTCAATTTCCGCAACTTCACCGATTGGTTCTCTTGTGACTATCTCGTCAATTTGGAGGGTGTAAGAAATATATGAGCCAGCAAGAAATCTGTCGCCCTTCAATAGAGTTAAATCAGAGAACTCTTCGCGTAGTGTCGATTCGTCAATCATTGCACGAAAAGAGTTTCTAGCGTCGTACGCCTTGAGGCATGGATAATCGAGAAGTGAAGCTCTTAGGACTGTGGTCAGACGGTCTCTCATTGTTGTTGCAGCCTCTGCACCATCTGCTCTCGCCCAAATGTAGGTGCGCATTGCGTAATCGACCCTATACAAAGGGTCTGACCCATCGTACCCAATTCTCTCAAACTTACTTGTGGAAATTGCAACGGTGATTATCGTTGGCCATGTGTCCATTGCAATTGGCTCGTGGATGAAGAAATCAAGAGGTGTCGGGAGTGTGATGTCGTCGACGTTCCAGCCGTTCCTATAGCTAATTATCCTTACTGGTACATCAAGTTTTATATATTCATTGACATACGACTTTGCGAATTGTGGTCCGTGCATCAGGCTCATGGCGTCTATCCTGCACCAAGCACGAGATACTTAGCGATTTCGACACCAAGTTCTCTCGGGAATTCCCTAGGCGTAAAAACTATTTTTCTTGCTGGCATCTTGGTAGTGCCGTACTGATGGAATTTTGCGTACTCAACAGAAGTCCCAAACGTGGCGGTAGTTTTCTCAATCACGTTCACAGCCGAGTCGTTCATGTTGGTCAAACTTCTAAACAGATTTCCAGACCTGACCATAGTTCCGGCTCCAGGGAAATGTGCCGACTTCCAGGAACCATACTCTTTGTCTAGTGGCTGCCATGGTTTCCCGCTTGGAAGGCCATTTGTCATGAAGTTCGCAGCATTGGCTAGCTCGAGCTGACCTTTTGCCCACTTGAAGACTGGTCTCATATCCCCAGCCCTATCCTTCATGTCTTCCAAGAGACCAAGAACATCGTCGGCCTTTACTTCGACCTCAATCGTTATTCTTCCAGTTGTTCTAGCCATTACGCAACCCGGACTCTTCTGTATCTCCTGACAGAAGCGAGTTCCCTATCGCTGAATCCAGTCTCCAGGGGAGCAACGTTTCTTGTGTTTAAATCTTTAACACCGACAACATCGTCGTGCATATTTTGTATCTCCCTGGTGGCTGCACGCAGAATCATTAACTTGAACATCTTGATGTTTTCACCGTCGAGACCAGCGGTATAGGTGACCGTGACTACGTCATTTGCAAACCCGAAGAAATATTCAATTCCGTAACGGGTTACCACATAGTCGCTTTCGACAGTAAGGGTGCGCACGCTTCCGAATTGCGGTTTTACTGTCACCTCGGCCACGGAGACGATAGGCGAGTTTCTCATGTAGATAGTTTGAGGTGGCTCGCTATAGACCGTATTCTCGACCGGGCTTGTTGTGCTGAAAGAATCGCCGACAGGCCTGTTGGCCGACAGGAACGTACCCATTGGTACGCCTATGTGCCCAGAATCAAGAACATATTCTTCTGTGAATTCGGTTGGCTCAACCGGCCTGCGGAGGTATGCCTCTAATTCGCTTTGCAAACCCTCCAAAACCATATCTGCTGCATCTTGCTGACGCAGAGATAGGGAGATATCCATGTATGTGACTAGGTCTGGGACTGATACGAGCATCATCTACCTCTGTGGTCGCAACTTTTCAGTCCAATTGTAGCACTTATGGAAAAGCACTAATTATTTAACACTCTAAGATTTAGTGTTAACGACTCTTTTTTGCTGCTTTCTTGACTGGAGCGGCTTTCTTGGCGACCTTCTTGGCCGGTCTGGCTGTTTTCTTTGCAGCCTTCTTGCCTGCCTTCTTGATTGTAGAGGCCCTCTTCGTGGCGGCCTTCTTGACTGCCTTTGCCTTTGAAGCTTTCTTAACTGTGGCAGCCTTCTTTGCTGCTTGTGCAGCACGAGCTCTTCTGGCAATTCTGTCGGACTCTTTAAATAGGGAGTTGCGTCTTTTTGTGTCCGGACCACCCTTTTGCCCGTATTTGCTCATTTCTTTTGCAATCGCTCGCTGCCTTGCCAAATCTTTCTTGGATGCTCCAGCCCCTTTTGCTACTTCTGCAAGTTTTTTGAGCTCGGCCTGTCCACGCCCAGAAACCTTGCCCCTGCTCTTGATGTCCTTTTCTCTACGAGCAACATTTGTGGCTACGTCTGCAAGGGTTGGACCCTGAATTGGCTGTGGCATATTAATTTTTCCTTGTCTTGGGACGGATTAACAAAATAATTATATCACCGTCATCTGTCTTGATTTGGCGGTCTTTCTACAACTGGCTGATTATCTACAGTACCAGCTGGCGCTTCAATTGGGACCCATGCCCGGGAATATGTGTGCTCTGCAATCTTCCGAGTCTTGATTATTGAGGCTTCGAGCATTACCTCTAGCTCGTCTGTCTTCATGCACAGGAGGGAAGCAAAATCATGGCGGTTATATTTTCCCGATTGCTTGAGCTTGCGAATAATGTTCGACGTCTTTTTTGCAACCAGACTCCCACGACCCCTATTGAGACGCAGGTGCATCATCATTGCTGTAAGCCCGTCGCAATCATGCTCAATCACTGGAATCATGTCCCCGTGGGCATCAATAATCCTGGAGACGTTTAGGGCCAGCAGGAGTCGTTCGCTCCCATCAATGACTTCCATGGTTGAGGCTCTGATGTGGATTGGTTCGATAAAACCAAACTCCATCAATGATGCGGACAGAACTAAAAGGTCAGGACGAAGTATGTAGGTAGCTTTCCACTCCGGAATCTTGAGCTCGCTTGCGCTTACATATTTAATATTCAAATGTTTCATCTTTTTCCTCTGCGCTTTCAATTGTTCGTACGGCATGAGCCTTGGTCTTTGGCCCAACCGGAGTTGGGGAGTTGGAGTCAAACTGGTTTAACAACAATGTCCTAATCAAATAGTTCAACGGGTAGCCGCTTGGGTCTTGGGCCTGCTTCTGTCTGAACTTTGAAACGTAAGCTCTCGCCGAACGTGAAGGGTCGTCTCCAATAATGAAGTCATTAATAAAGTTTGATGCACCATCGAATCCGTCTTTTGCGTATGAGGATATTAATTTCTCAATGTCAAAATCTTTCCAGAGTCTTCTCTGGGCATCTATATGTGGGAAACATTCAAACAGCCTGTCGTAGAACTCTGGCTCGGTTGCGATGACATCACCAATTCTCCTAATAGCAACAGAGTGAAGTGGTATCCCAACTCGCGTGTTGCTTCCAGTCAATGCGGCCAAGTCGTAGTACTCGCAGTAATCAGAACCATGCTCTTCG